AAATATGTGGAGTAATCCAGAAGAATTTTTATCTGAAACAGGATTTAATGAAACAGATTGTCAATGGATGGTTGTAAATAAATTAATACTTAATATAGATTAATATGAATAAACAAGAACAAATAGAGATACAAAAACTTTAATTATGGCAGACATAACAAAATGTAAGGGTACAGATTGTCCTATAAAAGAAAAATGTTACAGATTTACAGCTAAATCTGATAATGTTTACCAATCTTATTTTACAGAACCTCCTATTAAAGATGGTAAATGTGATATGTTTTGGGGTGAAACTCAAAAAGAAATATTAAACCAATTAGAAAATATAGTTAAAAAATAAAATTATGGCGTACAAATGTATAAAATGTGATTCTAAAGATGTAGAAAGTAAATACTGGGTTAACCTTAATACTTTTAAAATAAAAGATATGGTTGATGATGATAGTGATCAAAACTGGTGTCCAGATTGTGAAGAAATGGTTGAAATATATGATGATGAAATAAAATAAAAAATAAAATATGGGATTAAAAATAATTAAATTTGGAGCAACGTGGTGTCAACCATGTAAGGTTGTTGATTCTATACTGGAATCAATTAAAAAAGAACATTCTGATATAGAATACAAGACATATGATTATGATGCAGATCCAGAGGTGTTTAGTAAAAATAAAATAACAAGTGTACCTACGATTATTGTTTTGAAAGATGATGATACAGAGTTAGAAAAAATTACAGGAACTTTTCCTAAAGTAAAATTAACACTAATGATAGAAAAATATAAATAAAAAATAATGCTATACGAAAAAATATTAGAACATTTAACAATAAATAAAGAAGCCAAAGCTAATGGTGATTACTTAGGTATTCCTTATCCTTATGATAGATTAAATAATTATTTAAGTTGTATAGATAGAGGTCAAGCAATAGGTATATTAGGTCCAACAGGTTCTGGTAAAAGTAGATTTACTAGATATACATTCCTTTATAATGTATTTAAATTCCATATGGACACAGGATATAAAGTTAGAATTCTTTTCTTTTGTATGGAGGACTCTAAAGAAATGACATATAATTTTGTTATATGTAATTATCTTTATGAGAAACATGGTATTAGAATAACTCTTCAAGAACTTACATCTAAAAAATCTGAATTACCTGACCATGTTTTAAATAAAATAGTTGAAGCTAAAGAATACTTTAACAGGTTTGAAGATGTAGTTAGTTTTATTGATGGAGAGGACGACCCAACTCGTATTTACGATATATGTAAAAAGGTTGCTTTAAAATTAGGAAACGTTACAAAGTATAAAGAATCAATAGAAGGTGAAGAAGTTGACCAATATTCATATGATAGTGATACACATGTTATAGCTGTATTTGATAACATGAGTAATTTTGCTTCAGAAGATTCTACAATGAATGAACAAAAAGCAATTCTTACTTTTGTTAAAGACTATATGCGTTTAAAATTATGTAACTTTTTTAAATGGACTTGTGTCTTAGTTTTACAAATGGATTTTGAATCAGAGAGACAGTCATTCAATAAATCAGGTGAAAGCATTGTTGCAAAATTAGAACCGTCTCTTGCTAGTATAGGTGACAGTAAAAGAAGTAGTAGGAGTTTACATCTTATCTTTAGTTTATTTGCACCGCATCGTCATGAGTTACCTCAATATCCTTTACCTTCAAAACACAATCCTGAATACTTTTATGATATTACAATATTAGGAAATGCATTTAGAAGTTTAAGAGTTATTAAAAGTAACTATACTGAAACAGGAATGAGGGTTCCTTTATTATTCGATGGAGTAACTGAAACATTTACAGAACTACCTCAACCTAAAACACCAGAATTAATGGATGTATACAACAGATTCAGAGCTATGAAAACAGGTCAACCTATTAGACATCCTCAAAGACAAAACTTAATTAAAATAGATATCTAAAATAAAATGAAAACAGGAAATTTAGTAGAGTGTATCAATGATACTTTTTTGCCACAGCAAATAAAATTAATTGCCAACAGACCTAAGAAAAAATCTATTTATGAAGTTAGGAAAGTACTTCATACTAGAATGGGGAAGGCATACCATCTTGTTGAAATAGAAAATCCTTTGATGGAAGACCCTGTTTCAAAAATGAAGTTTGAACCATCATTTGATGTAAAACGTTTTGTCACTGTTGATGATGAATCAGGAAATCAGTTAAAAGAACAAATTAGCGAACTATTAGAAACAGAGATATACTAATGGTTATATTTGTGACATTTGTCGTGCTACTAATGTTAGCAGGATACTTTGACGATAACAAAAATAAAACAAAATAAATTTGATAATTAATAAAAAACAACATACCTTTGCAATATGAATATAAAAAATAAATTAATAACGAATCAATACGAAGTTGATACAACAAACAATCAAATCACCTTTCTTGATACTCGTGTGTACCGTTCTCCTGTTACTGGTAATTTTCTACCAAGTGTTACAACTATCTTAGATGCATACCCTAAACCCGCATCTTTTTTCAAATGGTTAAAGGAGAACGGTGACAATGCTGATGACATTAGAGACGAGGCAGGACGTGTTGGTAGTATAGTGCATAACTATACAGAAGCTTACGACAATGGAGAAACAGTAAGTTTATTTAATACTGATGGTACAATTAGTATTGGTATTAAAGAATGGAAATGTTTTGAAAGATATGTTGAATTTGCAACGAGAGTAAAACCAGAAATACTTTTAAATGAAGTTAATTTCATATCTGATAAATTAGGATTTGCTGGTACTCTTGATAGAGTTATGGTGATAAACGGTAAGACATATCTTATAGATATCAAAACATCTAATTCTATTCACAAACATTACTTTGTACAAATGGCAGCTTATGTAAAACTTTTGGAAGAATTCCATCCTGATTTAAAAATAGAAGGTATTGGAATATTATGGCTAAATGCTTTAACTAGAACAGATGGCAAAGGAGATGCAATACAAGGAAAAGGGTGGCAGTTAGTTGAACCAAAAGAATCTATTGAGTATTATTGGAAGTTATTCACTCATGCTCATGCATTGCATGTAGAAGAAAGAGGTGATGAGAAACCAAATAACTTGACATACAAATTAACACATACGAAATAATGGTAATAAAAAATCCTAAATATTATATATTTACAAACGATAAAGGTGAACGACTTGTTGGTGTAAATAACTATATAAAGAAACTTAAAGTAGAAGAAGATTGGGATGCTTTATGTGAAAAGACAGCTAAGAAAAGAGGGATTGATCCTAAAGTATTAAGAGCAGAATGGGATGCTAAAGCAGATAAGTCTAAAGCTCGTGGTATAAAATACCATAAAATGATGGAGGATAAATATAGAAATATGAATCGTCCTGATGTCATTATAGAAAATCCTGATTTATTAAAATGGAGCGATTGTAAACTTATGGACAACACTGCTTACATTGAGAAATTAATATGGGATGAAAACTCAAATGCTTTTGGTTTTGCAGACTTTATTCAAGTTAAAAATAAGGTTATTAATATTATAGATTATAAATCAAATGAAGAAATTAAATATGATTCATTTAATGATAAAAGATATTTAGAACCTCTTGAACATATAAAAGATTGTAATTGGTTCGACTACTCTTTACAACTTAATTTTTATATGTACATATGTTTAATTAATAACCCTGATTTTAAGATGGGTTCTATGATTATAGAACATATAATATTTGATTGGGATGATAACGTAAAAGAAGTAATTAAATTAAAAGTACCAGATTTTCAAAAAGAAATAAAACAAATAATAGAATATGTTAGCACAAGACACAATTAAAAAACTCACTGAAAAAAGTGAAAGAGTTTTGGATGGTTTTAGAAAAGCTTTACAAGACTATCGAGACATCAACAACAAATTAGAAGTTGAAACAAATGAAATAGATAAACAGCTAATGAAGCTCAATGGAGAAAGAGTTAATGCTGTAAATTTAAGAGAACAAAACGAAAAATTTATTAATAAACTAAACAATTTCTTAAACTAATGGGATTAGCAGTAACAAAGCAAGCAGTGACTTGGGTAAAAGTAAAAGGTGGTAAATTCTACCTTGCATCTGACAAAGAATTAACAACACCTTATGATGAATTACAAGGTACAATTGTAGACATTGGATACAATGTAGAAACATTCAATGGTGCTGAAACATTAAAATTAAATTGTACATTAGAAAGCGATGGAGAAAAGTATAGATTTAGTATGCCTTTTGAAGGAAGTACTACATCATCATTCTTAGGGTTTCTTAAAAATGCAAATTTAAAACAACCATTAGCTCTTAAACCTACATCTGAAAAAATTACAAATGCAGGTGGAGAAGAAAGAGAACGTCAAACTGTTTTGGTACAACAAAATGGAAATTTCATGAAACAGTTTTATACAAAAGATAATCCTAATGGATTACCTCCAATGAAACAAGTAAAGATTAATGGAAAAATGATTTGGGATAAAACAGATATGATTGACTTTTTCAAAGATGTAATTAAAAATGAATTACGTCCTTCTTTAAATGTAGAAGTAAAAGAAGTTACTCACTCTGCTCCAGTTACTAAATCATCAAGAACTGTTGAAACAGTTACTAGTTTTGATGATGACGATGATTCACTTCCGTTCTAATAAAATATGCTAATAGAAAATATATATAATAAAATCAATGACTCCGAAATCTTCCGATATTACTTTGGTGAGTTTGAATTAGGAAAAGCTTACCCTTCAGTATTCAGAAAAGACTTAAAACCTTCAACAGGTTTCTTTGTTGGAAGCACAGGACGAATTATTTACAATGATTTAACAACAGGAGAAAAACTCGATGCTGTTAATTTTGTAATGAAATTATATAATATTAGCTACCCTTTAGCTGTTATAAAGATAAAGGAAGATTTAGAACTTATAAGTAAAGACGGCAAGCCTCTCTTGCATAGAAAAGAATTTGTGAGAGAGGTTTTAACTAAAGAAGAGGTTGATATAAGTATTATTACTCGTCCGTTCACAGACAATGATTTTGCCTTTTTCAATAGGTATAATATAAGTCGGTATGAATTGACAAAAAACGATGTGTTTTCTATTAAGGGTGTGTTTATGAAAGGTAAGCTATTCAGGTATTCCGATAAGGATATACGGTTTGCTTTTAGAGTCATAAATGGGGGTAAAGCTTACTTCAAGCTTTACTCTCCAAACCACGCCACTTATAAATGGATTAATAACATCCCGCTGACAATTCCATTTGGAATAGATTCTTTACCTAGAAAAGATAAAAGGTTGATTGTTACAAAGTCTTTGAAGGATAAGATAGTACTAAATAAGTTTTTTACTGACGTAATAGGATTGCAAAACGAAAGTGCTGCATCATTTACAGAAGATAATATTGAAAAACTTAAAAAGGAGTACGATGAAATTATTATTAATTTTGATGCAGATGCTCCTGGTATTAAAGCCGCTTCTTATTATACAGACCGTTATGGTTTTAAATCTTTTAACATACCACAAGAAATATACAAAGAGTACAATGTAAAAGATTATTCAGATTATGTAAAAGAATTTGGATTGATACAATTAAAAAAATTATTAAAATGGCAAAAACTATATTAGACTGGAATAAAATTGTTATATGGGATATTGAAACCCTATGTAATTGTTTTATTGCTTGTTTTAAAGATTATAGTACTGGAAAAAGAAAAGAATTTATATTTTATGAGGACGATGATTATGCAAAACAACCTAAAGAGTTTTTAAAATTTTTAGAGAATTTAAAAAAGAATGATTATACACTATTAGGATTTAATAGTATTGGATTTGACCATCAGGTTATAGAATATTATATGCAAAACGTTAAGTCATTTGCTGATATTGGTTCTTTAATAGATGGGATATACAATACAGCACAAGAAGTTATAACTACACCAGAAGAAGAAAGGTTTAAAACATTAATACCTGAATCTAAACTTAGTCATAAAGCTATTGATTTATTTAAGCAGAAGCATTATGATGGAAAGGCTAAGAGAGGAACTTCATTGAAAGCATTACAGTTTGCAATGAGGTATCCAAACTTGGAGGACATGCCATACAGTCACGATAAAGAGATAACAAAAGAACAAATAAATGAAATATTAAGTTATTGTTGGAATGATGTTGATAGTACAGAAGAGTTTTTCAATAGGATTAAGTATGAAACAGAGTTAAGAGAATCTTTGAGTATTGAATTTGATAAAAATTTAATGAATGCTTCTGAGCCTAGAATGGCTAAAGAAATATTTTCAATATTCTTATGTAAGGAAATGGGTATAGAGCCCAAAGAACTTCGTGAAATGAAAACAATAAGAGGTAAACTTAGATTTAAAGATCTAATTCAACCTTATGTTTCTTTTTATACTGATACCTTTAAAAAAGTTTTAGATGACTTTAATAAAGTTGTTATAGATGCTTCTCCTAATAGTAGTGATTCATTTGATTATTCTTTTAATTATAATAATATAAAAATAGATTTAGGCTTGGGTGGCATCCATGCGTCTATAGATTCTGGGATATATGAAGAAGATGATGAGTATATAATAGAAGACTATGATGTTAAATCAATGTACCCAAACTTATCTATTAAAAATAGAATTAAACCAGAGCATTTAGGTAATTCTTTTTTGAATGTATATTCTGATTTGTATGAACGTAGAAAAACATATGATAAGAAGAATCCAATGAATTATATCATAAAGATCTGTTTAAATTCAGCGTATGGTTTAGGTAAGGAGTTTAATAGTTATTTATATGATCCATCATTTGTTTATTCCATAACTTTAACAGGGCAGATGTCTATCTTAATGTTAACTGAAATGTTTGTAGAATACGTAAAAGATTTACAGATACTTCAGCTTAATACAGATGGTATTTTAGTTAGATATAAAAAGAAATATAAAGACAGATTAACAAAAATAATAAAACAATTTGAAAAAGTAACACAGTTGGAAATGGAGCAAGCTTCTTACAAAAAAGTTATTATAAGAGATTGTAATAACTACATAGCAGTTATAGATGAAAATAACGCTAAGTACAAAGGAGCATTTGAGGTTGACGTTGATTATCATAAGAATGCTTCTGCTCTTATAATAAGAAAAGCTGTTGCTAATTACTTTTTAAAAGATGAGTCTTGTGAAAAATATATAAATGATAGCAAAAATATATATGATTTTTGTCATTGTTTTAAAACAAGAAAACCTTTTAGAACTGTTTTATATAAAATAAAAGATGGTTTGTTAGACATAGAGGAGTTACAAAAAATAAATAGAGTAATTGTATCTAAAAATGGAGATTTTATATTTAAAGAAGATGACGATGGTAGAAGAATTGGAATATTAGCAAAAACAAAAGTAACAGTTTTAAATAAAATAAAAGATGAGGAAAAGGATTTAGAAAATATAGATAGAAGCTGGTACGTAAATCAAGCAAATGATTTAATAAATTCAGTAATAAAAAACAAAAATTTAACTTTATGGTAAGTTTATTTGACAAAATATATACAAAAGCTCTTGACTGTGATATAAATACTTTAAATAAAATTGGAGAATTTGCAACAAATGAAGAGTTAGATTCTATAACTAAGTTTGTTTTTTATGGAGAACAAGAAGAAGAATCAAAATTAATAATTAAAAAATATAAAAATGAAGAATGAATACAAAACTAAACAGTATGATCCACCTCAATATACGGCTAATATAGAATATACAGTAAGTGTGTTAAAAGAAGAAGTATTTAGGTTAAAAAAGACTAAAGAAAATTTAGAAAACAGCTTACTCGAAAGTGAGGTTGCAATGAACAATATTGATGATATTGACAAAAAAATAATAGAATTAAATAACAATATAAATTTTTTAAATGAGTACAGATAAAAGAGAATTATACTTTATAGATAGACATAAAGAGATGGTCCTATACCAAAAATTAGTAGACCAATTAAAAAAGAATACAAAATTTGACATTAATCCAGAAGATACATTATTACTTAATGTTAGTCCTGATTATTCTAGTATTATTTCAATGTTATTACTACATGAATTTAGTAGAGATGGAGAAATATTAGATATGTTTAATGTTGAAGTTCCATATCCTGACCAATTACCAAGTCCTTTTGAGTTAAAGTTTGAAGAGACTTTTAAATCATATTCACAGCCATATAAGAACTTTATGTTGATTGAGGCTGGAGTAATTAGTGGTAGAAATTATACATGGTTAGTTGACACAATGTGCAATATGTTTAATATTAATAAAAATAATATTTTAACTGTAGCTCTTTGTCAAAATAAACATAGTATTTTTCAATGCGATGTAGTTGGAGAATACTACGATAACAATACTCAAGATTTAACATTCTCATTTGAGAAGTATAATAAACATTTTTAATATGAAAGTAACATTTGATTTTTCAGGAGAAGATGACCAAGAGTCATTAGACGTATTTTTGCAAGCACATAAAATGCATCAAGCACTATTAGATTTAAATAGGACATTTAAACAATGGGATAAATCAGAAAAAGAAATAACTTCTGAATTTCTAAGAGAATGTTTTTATGCAGTAATTAATGAAAACGAAATAAAATTATAGTAATGAAAGAGCCAACAAGAGAAAGAAAAGGAGAGATTAAAGCAATAAGTGCTATTCAATTAAACGAAGAACAAAAAGAGGCAATGAGTTTGATAGTAAATAATCAAATTGTAGTTGTTACAGGAAGAGCTGGTTCTGGTAAAAGTTTAGTATGTGCTAAAGCTGGTTTAGATTTTTTAAAGAAAAAACAGATAAATTGCTTATGGAATACAAGAGCTGCAATAGAAGTAGGTAAATCTATTGGACTATTACCTGGAATGCTTTCAGAAAAATTTGATCCATACATGGAAGCTTTTGTTGAGAACTTAAATAAATGTTGTACAGATAAAAGGGAAGTGGGTCACTTAATTGAATCTGAAAAAATAAAAGCATTACCTATTCAATTTATTAGAGGTAAAACAATAGAAGATGTATTAATTGTGGAAGAAGCACAAAATACAACTAAAGCAGAAATGCTAGCTATTCTAACTAGATTAGGTAAAACAGGTAAGATAATCATTAATGGAGACAATGAGCAGAAAGATATCAGAGATGAATTTAACGGATTGTCTTTTGCTATAGAATTATCTAAAAAGATTGAGGAAATTAAATGGATAAAACTTAAAGCAAATCATAGAAGTGATTTAGTCGGTAAGATATTGGACTTAGAATATAATTAATTGTTAAAAAATAATTAAAATTAATTAATAATTTGGAAAATCCAAAAAGTCTTCTTACCTTTGTATTTGTAAGTTGCTCTGGGAGGGGTTAACGTAAAAATATTAATTAGTCCTCGTTACATTTCTCCCCCTTCTCTTTATGAGATTGTTGTAACGGGGATTTTTTATGCCCTTTAGTTTTACTTCTTCTAAACAAATATAAAAAAGAAGCTCGTATAAGCCGAGCAAAAAATAGTAGATTTAACCAGTGTTGTAAATGTGGCTCTGTCTTAAGGCTGACAACCACGACTTGCAAGTTTGATAAAACTCAACACTGCTATAAAAAGTAAATCCAACTAAATGAGTTTGAGGAGAGTTGGTCAAGGAGGTAGGGTCGTTAAATTTGCCTTGAATGGTTTAGGACACCAGGAAATATTTCTGCTTGAGAGTTGCTCTCTTGCAAGGAGTAAAGCCTTTGCTATGCAAAAAATAAAATATATAAAAATATGATAACATGGAAATTTAAAAACAAAGTAATCAACTCACCACCAGAAAATACTTATGGGTTTGTATATAAGATTACAGATAAAGATACAGGTAATTTTTATTACGGTTGTAAATCTTTTTACTCTACAACAAAACCTATCATAAGTAAAAAAAGAGCGAATGAATTATACTCAGGAAAAGGACGTAAACCAAAAAGAGAAACTAAAGTAAAGGAATCTAATTGGAAAAATTACATATCTAGTTCTAAAATAGTACATACTCTAATAGAAGAAAAAACAACTGATAATTTTAAATTTGAAATTATTTCATTTCATCAAACAAAACAAGAGATGCTTTTAAAAGAAGCATATATAATTGCTGGTGAATTTCTTCAATTTAATAACAAAATTTTAAACGAATGGGTTAGCGTCAAAGCCTTTAAATTAAAAGATGAATCAAAAAATACATAACAGATTAATAGAAGATATCTTTGAACATTTTAAAAATAAAAATGAAAGAGATAATCAGGAAGTAAAGAAAAGAAGATTTGATAAGTTAAACAATTATGACTTAGAGGAAAATATAAAAAAAACTGAAAGGTTATTAAATAAAATAGGACAACAAAATGTTCCAGATTTATCTGAATATTTAAAAGAATCACAGAATAATTTTGGAAGACCACAAAAAAATATTTTTTATGTAGATAGCAAAGATTTTTTTGATAAAAATAATTTCAAAAATAAGTATTCAAATCTCAATAAAGAATCTGTTGAAAAAACAGACGGTCATAAAGAATCAAATAACAAACAAGAGTTTGAATTAGATTGGGAATTTATTGAAAGCATGGCTAAAAGAATGGCTAAAAACAAGGTAAAATATGGCAAGGATAACTGGAAAAAGCCAATGGAGGTTGAACAATTAAAACAAGCTTTATTTAGACATTCTCTTGAAATAATGAAAGGTAACTATCACGATGAAGATAAGCTAGATCATTTAGATGCTATAGCACTTAACGCAATGTTCATAAAATATCAAATTAAGCATTATGGATTACATAGTAAATAAACTTATTCAAATATTAAGACTGTATCCAAAGTGCAGTTTTTATTTTATTAAAAAAAAGTTAGCAGAAAATAATATAAATTTAGATAAAAAAGTATTAATAAATAGATTGAAGCAATGATAGTAAAAATTAAAAAATTAAATGAAAACGCAGTGATTCCATCTTATAGTAAAGATGGTGATGCTGGAATGGATTTAACAGCAATCAGTAAAACATTTGATTCAGATGGTAACGTTGTATATGATACAGGTTTATCATTTGAAATACCAAAAGGTTATGTTGGATTGTTATTTCCAAGAAGTTCAAATGCTAAAAAAGATTTAGTATTGACAAATTCAGTTGGTGTACTCGATAGTGGATATAGAGGAACTGTAATGTTTAAATATAAACCTATTGATTCATTATCATATGAAGAAGAGTTTACAGAGGAAGCTCCTGATACAGATGAAGATTTTACAATTAAAATGTATGAAGTTGGAGAAAGAGTAGGTCAAATCATAATTCTACCTTATCCTACAATTGAATTTGAAGAAGTAAATGAATTAACAGAAACAAATCGTGGTACAGGAGGCTTTGGTTCAACAGGATTATGATAATAAAACAAGTAAGATTAAAAGAATTAAAAGGCATATCAAAAAATACTTTAGATAAAGTATTGCTTTACAATATTGGTAAAAAAGAAAACAACTATTGGATATTTCCATGCGTATTAATAGGATATATGTCTCAAGATAATGGGATAAATACATATAATAATATAATTAGAAATTGTCTAAATAATGGTATATTTTCTTTACAAATCATTAACTCTTAGATTAAAAGTTTTACCATACCTTTGTAAATATCAAATAAATAATTAAATAAAAATAAAAATTAAAACAAACAAAAAATGAGCGAAAATCAAAAAAACACAGCAGGACAACAAACACCTAACCCTCAAATGCCAGAAGTACGTGAGCAACCTTATTGGGGAGCCAATGACGACTTAACAATTAAAGGTATTGAGTATGAAACTATTTATAATGGTATCATGCAAATGACTGAAATTTTACAAGGAGTTTTTGGTGCAACACAATCAGTATTGCAACGTAATTTATTAGATGATAAAATCAAAGTACGCTTTGAAAAATTATCTGAAACTACATTAGAAGATGGTAGTAAAGTTCCTGACTATGTTCCAATGACGGAAGAAGAACAAAAACCACATCTTGATAACTTTTACGAATTAGTAAATAAAGTTAGACAAGATAGAAATGCTGCTATGAAGTCTGCATTGGATTCTGCACAAGAGCATATTCAATCTTTAAATGAGATTGTAAACGTAGATGGTGAGCCAATCAGAGCAGCTGAAAAAGGTATTGTAGATGCGGCTGGTCAGCCTATATCAAACAACTAATACCAAATTAACTAGAGGGGTGAAAATCCCCTCATTTTTTAAAATTTAAATAGAAAACAAATTGAATAAAGATAAGAAAATATTGTCAGACTTGATTGTGTACATGAAGTACGCAAAATATTTACAGACTGAAAAAAGAAGAGAGACATGGGAAGAAATTGTAGATAGAAATTTACAAATGCATGTAAGAAAGTTTCCTGAATTAAAAGATGAACTAATCAAAGTTTACAATGATTATGTAATCAACAAAAAAGTATTACCTTCAATGAGAAGTTTACAATTTGGAGGATTACCTATTGAAATAAATAATGCTAGACTTTTTAATTGTAGTTATTTACCTATTGATGATTATAGAGCTTTTAGTGAAGCAATGTTTTTATTACTTTCTGGTTGTGGTGTAGGTTATTCTGTACAAAAACACCATGTTGATAAGTTACCTGAAATAAATAAACCTATTAAGAGTAAAAGATACCTTGTAGCTGATTCAATTATCGGTTGGGCAGATGCAGTTAAAGTATTAATGAACAGTTATTTTACAGGTAAAGCTAAACCTAATTATGATTTTAGAGATATCAGAGAGAAGGGAGCAATTTTAGTTACAGCTGGAGGTAAAGCTCCTGGTCCAGAGCCTTTAAAAAGATGTTTATTTGAAATAGAACAAATTTTAGAAAGATATAATAATGGAGATAAGTTATCTACTATTGATTGTCATTCTATTCTTTGTCATATTGCAGATAGTGTTTTAAGTGGTGGTATTAGACGTAGTGCTATGATTGCTGGATTTACTATGGATGATGAAGATATGTTAGCTTGTAAAAGTGGTAATTGGTGGGAGAGTAATCCTCACTTTGCTAGAGCTAATAATAGTGCTATTATTGTTAATTCTCGTATCAAAAAAGATGAGTTTGACAACTTATGGTTGAAAATAGAAAACAGCGGTAGTGGTGAACCTGGTTTATACTTTACCAATGATTGTGAATACTTTACTAATCCTTGTGTAGAGACTAGTCTTAGACCTTTTAGTTTCTGTAATCTTGTAGAAATTAATGCTGAAGGTATTGAAACACAAGAAGAATTTAATAACAGAAGTAAAGCTGCTGCGTTTATTAATACTCTTCAAGCTAGTTATACTGATTTTGTATATCTTAGAAGTATTTGGAAAAAAACTACTGAAAAAGATGCTCTTATTGGTACAGGTATAACAGGAATTGGTAGTGGTACTTTAGATTCATTAGATAAAAAAGAAGCTTCTACTATCGTATTAAATGAAAATAAAAGAGTTGCTAAATTAATAGGTATTAATAAAGCTGCAAGATGTTGTGTGGTAAAACCTGCTGGTACTAGTTCAATAGTATTAGGTACATCAAGCGGTATTCATGCTTATCATAATAACTTCTATATTCGTAGAGTACGTATTAATAAAAATGAAGCTTTATATGCTCATTTAAAAATTCATAATCCAGAGTTATTGGAAGATGAGATATTTAATCCAACGGCTACAGCTGTAATTAGTGTTCCACAAAAAGCTCCAGAAACTTGTCACATTAGAACAGAAAGTGCTTTAGCTTTATTAGAAAGAACTAAAGAGTATAATGTAGATTGGGTTAGAAATAGTCACAATAGTGGTCCTAATTATCACAACGTTAGTGCTACAGTTTCTATTAAAGAAAATGAATGGAAAGAAGTTGGAGAATGGATGTGGAAAAATAGAGATTCTTATCATGGTTTAAGTGTATTGCCATATAGTGGACATACTTATAAACAAGCTCCATTTGAAGATTGTTCTGAACTTGAATATAATACTTTGTTTGAAAAATTAAAGGATATTGATTTAAGTACAGTTATAGAGTTTGAAGATTTAACTAATCTATCAGACAGTGCTGCTTGTGCAGGTGGCGCATGTGAAATTAAGTAATTATAAATAGGTGTTTTACTGCTCACCTACCTAAAAAGGAGAGCATTTTTTAATATGAATACAGTAGAATTAATAGGACATTATGGCTCGGATGAATTAATAGCTTGTTCTGCATGGACAAGTACATCGAGAGAGTTAACAGAAGAAAAAAGAAATAGAGTTTCAAATTTAATACACAGTCTATGGAAAGACGGTCATGAAACACCGTTTGAAAAAGGAACAGTTCACTTTTTAATTGATTGTGATATAGCAAGTCATATACATTTATTAAAGCATAGAATAGCTTCTATTAATGCGGAGAGTGCTAGATATAAAGAATTAAAAGAAGATAAATTTTATTTACCTGAAGATTGGAAAGGTATTAAAGGAGATATTAATAGTTGGTATGAAGTACTAGAAACTTATACAAATATGGGTAATAAATTATACCACGATTGTTTAGAAGATTTAACACCAATATTAGGTAGAAAAAGAGCTAAAGAATCTGCAAGGTTCTTCAAGGCTTATAACTCTCAAATACAATCTGATGTTCAATTTAATATGAGAAGCTTTGCTAATTTTTTAAGACTTAGAAATAGTGAACACGCTCAATTAGAAATTAGAGAGATTGCACAACAAATGTTAGAACTTGTAGAAAACATTGAAGGTAATCCTTTTAAACATACAATAGAAGCATTTAAAAATAAATAATATGGATAATAAAAAAGAAAAATTAGCTAAGTTGGCATCGATTATGAAAGATGTTAACAAAGAAAAAAAATCAGATGTTATAATAGCGCAATTTGCAAATGAAACAACTAGTGTAAAAGATGTAATACCTACTGGTTCATTAGGATTAGATATTGCAACAGGTATAGGAGGTTTTCCAAGAGGAAGAATAGTTGAGATATTCGGAGATTATAGTTCAAGTAAAACTACATTATGTTTACATGCAATTGCTGAATGTCAAAAGCTAGGAGGAATTGCTTTATTTGTAGATATGGAGAGTTCATATGACAAAGATTATGCAGAAGCAATAGGTGTTAATAATGATGAGCTTATTTTATGTAGTCCTGAAACAGCAGAAGAAGCTTTGAATTTAATTGAAAAATTAGTTGAGTCAAATAGCATAGATATGTGCGTAGTAGATTCTGTTGCGGCTATGTTACCTAGTGCTGAACAAGAAGAAGATTATGGTGCTGGTCGTATGGGTTTACATGCAAAATTAATGAGTACAGCATGTAGAAAACTTACTCCAAAATTACACAAACACAATGTATTATTAATTCTAATCAATCAAGTTAGAAGTAGTTTAAATATGTATTCTCCAGACGTTACTACAGGAGGTAGAGCAATTCCTTTTTATTCTTCTATGAGAATAAGAATGACTAAATCTAATAACAAGGTTGGTGATGAAATTGTTTCTAATACTGTTAAAGCTACTTTAGTTAAAAATAAATGTTCAAATCCTTTTACAAAATGTGAGTTTGATGTAAACTTTGGAGAAGGTATTGATAAGATAAAAGAAGTACTTGATATTGCTTGTAAAAATAGTATAATACATAAAGGAGGTGCTTGGTTAACATATGGAGATGTAAAAGTACAGGGATTTGAGAAATTCAAAGTATTGATGATGGACAATCCTGAATTAAAAGAGGAGATAGAAACAAAAGTTAAAGAATGCTTAAAAGAAAACAAGGAACCTGCACAGGATGCGGAAACGATAGATTAATTTATTCAAAAAAAATGTGTCAAGGTTGTTATTTAAAATCACGTCAAAAAGTTTATGCAGAAAGACGTAAAGAAAAAATAGCAAAGGGTGACACAATTGATAAAGATAAGTTACATGAATTTTTTAAAGAGTATTGGGAAGATAATAAAAAAAGGGTATGTTACGAATGTAACACCCCTTTATATGAGTATAAAGCTTGGCATATTCACCACCTTATTCCAAAAAGATTTTATAAACAATATTTACCAGTAGATATTATTTTTAATAATGAAAATTTAGTCTATGTTTGTTTAGGTTGTCATTCTGATGCTGACCATAATCAAATGAAAAGTACACCAAAAATAAAAGAATTATATAATAAATTAAAAGAAAAATTAAACAATGGAAGCATTTAAACTATTAGAAAAACTAAGTTATTATGACGAATCAGATATCGAAGTAGTAACAATTAATGATGCAGTTTTTGCATTAAAATCTTTAGTTAAAGAAATTAAAGATTGCATGAACGAACAAAAGCCTTTAGAGGAAATATTATTAGATATTAAAACACTTATAAATGGAAAATAGAGTAAAAGAAATATGTTCAGAAATAAACGATATGTTTTATGCATGTTTTATTCAAGAAGCTGTTGACAAAGAAGATTATGAAACAGCACAAGCTACTAAAAATTTTATGGATGAGTTGGAAGATTCAAAAAAATAAATTTTAAAAATAAAAAGGGGAACTAAAATTAATTAGCTCCCCTTTTTTTTGTGTCTTTTTTTAAATTGTTAAGATGTTGTTATTATACAAGTTCACCTACATCTACCCAATCTTGTCCATCGAATCCTTGAACTTTTAATGTAGTAGCATTATAACGTAAAGGTTGTATATCTGTTATAGTACAACATGGGTCTGTAAAAGTAACACCAAATTTAGTAAAAATACGTTTAACAAATTTAACCAATGATAATTCAGAATCTGTTGCATTTTCTGAATTTGACAATCTAAAATTTCCTGATTTTAATATAGGATGTTTCATAATTATAAACGGTTATTAGACACCGAAAAACTTTTTATTATTAAATTCTTGCTTTGATAGTATTACCATCTGTTGAGTCTATATATAAATATACTCCATTTGCAGATGATGCAGGTAATGCAGCGTTAGCGACAGCAGGACCAGCGAATGTAGGTAAATAATTTAACCCAACTATAAATCTATTATTTTGATTATTATTTTTACCAGCATTTCTTCCTAAACTAATTACATTATCACCTGAATTATTTGAGTTAGCTTCAAAACCAATTGCCACAGTATCATCACCTGAATTACTATTACCTGATGATGCACCTAAAGATGTAGCATTTACTCCTGAATTACTTATTCCTGAATTAAATCCTAAAGCTACTAAATTAAGACCACTATTACTAGCTCCTGCACTTAATCCAACACAAGATGCTTGTTGCTCTGTATTGAATCTTCCTGCTCCTGACCCTACAAATGTATTTTCAGAACCAGTACTACTACCACCAGCTCTTCTACCTATGTTTGTATTTCCTGATTGAGTTGCAGATAAAGATCCTTCTTTAGTAAAATCACCTGATTCTACTCCAAATGACGTATTTGAACTTGCTAAATATCCTGAATCAATTGCATTTCTTTTTAATCTAATGTCCTTATCATCAGTAGTACCAATAAAATTTAAACTAGGATTAGTTCCAGCGTTACCTAATAAATTCCAGTCAGTAGTATCTTGTACAATCTCCCAAGTAGCACTAACTTGATTATAGTATTCTAAAACATTAGTTGTTTCATTGTATCTTGTTGGTGAAGTTGTAGTAGGGCAACACTCATCTGCAATAGCAACACCAAAACTAGTTAATAAATTTTTAACAAATTTAAATATTGATAATTCTCCTGCTCCGCTAGTAGCGATATCAGAAAATCTAAAAACTCCGCTTCTTATTATAGGGTATTTCATTTTATATTATTATACTGGTAATCCATATTGGAAGTGCATCCAATCATAATTTTTTAATCTTCCCAAACTAGCAAATCCATGCTTTTCAAAAATGTCAATCATGGCTTTGTATTCTGGCTTAGCAAATCTTGCTGTTGCGCTTGTTTCTTTTAAAGTATTTCTATTCGCATCAAGGTCAATAGCAGTACCCCATGAATGAGCTGAGAGTTTAGTATTTGAACCTCTCATTAAACGATAATTAAAGCAACCACCAAAATCGGTAATTTCTAATTCGTTAAGTTTTGCTTCTCCATAATGTGCTAATAAATCTTTAAATACATTTAAAAAAGCTTTAGCCACTTTATTATGGCATCTCATTTTTTTAACAGGTTGTTTATCGTAATACATTGTATACGGTAAATCTATTGTAGTTAAATATGTTCCTTGTGGGTTTGCCTTTCCAAAATATTTCTCCATTTCAGATTGGCTGAATATTTTTACACTCATTTTATTTTATTTTATTTTAATAATGAATAATATTCTTTAAAGTGTTTAATTCTATCAGCAAGACCAATAGTACCTCCATTTACTCTTTTAGTAACTTTAGTAACAACATCATCTGATGCACCTAAGTCACAAATAGACCAAAGTTTATTAGAATCAAAGAAGAATGCTGCTGAAGCTAAAGGATATTTAGTAGCAACTAAATCAGGATTAGCAACACAGTCTTCTCCAATAAATTTAGTAAATCCAGTATAATTAGCTTTACCAGTTAATTGGATGTAACCTCTTCCACGGAATTTCCAACCATCTTTAGAAGCTTCATCACCATTACTCATTCTATTAGCATAAACTTTAGATGCAATTTTTTCTGGTTGACGCGCATATGCAGCAGCTGTAGCAGAATTAAAGTATTTACCAAATATTTTAACTAAACCATCAGCTGAATAATTTAAATTTTCAGAAACAGCTTTAAATCCAGCAGATTCATGACCACATTGTGCTAAGAAATGAGCTAATCTTAAAGGATTAGTTATGTTAAATTTCTTTGCTGTATCAGGAATTTGTGCAATTACTGCATCAGGAAGATGTCCTTTTAGGTTAGCTAATTTAAAATCAGATGCTGGTATTGCAGTAGCAGCTACAGGAGTTGGAGTTGATCCAAACATTTTAGACCATGTAGCATCTCCTACTATACCATCAGCAGTTAATCCATTAGCAGCTTGCCATTCTTTTACTTTGGCTTCTGTACCATTACCAAATATTCCATCAGCAGCTAAGCCTAATTTTGTTTGAAGTTGTTTAACTTCTTCTCCTTTTGAACCGTTTTTTAATAACATATATTTTTAATTTATTCTTTAATTGATTTTTGAGTTCCAAAATAGTATGAAAATATCATCAAAGTTAATGTTTTAATTAGATCAAACAATTGTGAATTTTGTTCATCAGACATTAATGGTATTTTAAAAGCTACAACTTTATCTATAATAAATACTGCTACTAATGAACCAAATACTAATAATATAAATCTTACAAGTAAATCTTTAGTATTATTAATAAACAATTTATTTATAAAGTATACTGATAGTACAATAAATAACATAAAAATGCTTACAGCAAGTATTGTTACCCATAAATGATTTGTACTAAACATGTTTAATTGTATCTATTTTTTCTAATTTTTTCTAATTCTTTGTATTTTTTTCTAAACCTTCTATAATTGCAGGTATCTAAAAACATAGCAGTTTTTTGAGTTTCTTCATACCATTTAGTTAAACCAATGTTAGCA